TGGCTCACGTCTACGTAGTTGGAATCCTTATAAAACTTTAAACTCAATCCGAGATCCGAAAGAATAGTATGCATTTACAAGAACCAACCCTCTTTCAATTCATTCTTCTAGCCTTAGCAACGTATAGGCTAGCCCGTCTATTTACAGTAGACGTTATTTTTGAGTCATTGCGCGAATTCATATGGAAACGCAAAGGCCCAGAAACCCTAACGGGTTATTTATTTACATGCGTGTGGTGTATGTCAATCTGGTTCGGATCACTCCTTACATTTTGGTATACAATAGACTCAGCAACAGTGGTGATTTTTTGTATACCGCTTGCCCTATCGGCAGTTGCTGGAATAATAACCGCACGGGTTGATTAATAACACCGTTCCGTTATAAATGACAGGAGCTTATTTTGGGCGTTTTTAATCGCACCCCGGCCAACGAGCCACTTAGAGGTAGTGCCCTACCTTCAGCAGCAACACAGCTGCCACCTAACTCAGTTTTTCTTAGCCAAGAGGGCAAGTATCAGGCTGCATCGTACACAGCTTTCAGATCTTTAACCGCCGCGGCAACTCAGGTACGTCTAAATGATAAAGGCGAAGCTGAAAAATTCCGTAATCGTCGCATTGCACAGTCTTCAGGTTGGCAAACCGAGGCTTGGGAATACTATGACGCTATTGGCGAAGTAAAATATGCCTTCAACTTAGTTGCTTCCGTCATTTCTCGCATCCGTCTTTACGCTGCTATTGTAGAAGATCCTTCAGAAGCTCCAAAGCCAGTCCGTATGAGCACAACTGTTCCTCTAGATTTGGCTACAGCAGCTGAACGTGCCCTTGCACGTCTAGATTCAGCGTACGGAGGCCAAGCAGGTCTTATTCGTGACGCTGCTCTAAACCTTTCTGTTACTGGTGAATGCTATTTAGTTCAATCACCAGCCTTGATTGGTCACGGAGTTGCAGAATCTTGGGATATTCGCTCAGTTGACGAGCTCAGCATTGACTCAAAGGGTAACTACGTCATTGCTGCACGTCGAGAATACCAAGCTGGTAACTCAACTACTAACCCAGCACAGCGTGGATTAATTAAACTACCTAATACAGCGTTCGTTGGACGTATTTGGAGAGCTCACCCACGCTTCTCAGATGAAGCTGACTCGAGCCTAAAGGGTATGCTTGATCTTTGTGCCGAACTTTTGCTTTTGAACCGCACATTCCGTGCAACGGCGCGTTCCCGTCTGAACGCTGGTGCGCTCTACTTGCCAGATGGTCTTTCTGTTGCTGCAACACCAGACCCTAACTACCCTTATGACGACGCTGACGGTATTTATGCCGAGCCAACCCCTGAGGAACTGGCTGATGAGTTCGAAGATCAACTAATTGATGCGATGACAACTCCGATTCGAGACGAAGACTCAGCCAGCGCAGTTGTTCCACTGATTATTCGTGGTCCAGCAGAGCTTGGTGACAAGATCAAGCAGTTCAAGTTTGAGCGTAGCTTTGATCCAGCCTTGGCAGAGCGTTCTGACCGCGTTTTGGAACGTATTTTGCAAGGTCTCGACGTCCCTAAGGACATTGTTACCGGTTTGGCTAACGTAAAGTACTCAAATGCTTTGCAAATCGATGAAACTCTCTATAAAACTCACATTGAGCCTCTTATGTTGCTCATTGTTGATGCTTTTACCGTTGTTTACCTACGTCCTTACCTAAAAGCTAATGGATATGCCGACGTTGACGTTGACAGACTCGTTATTTGGTATGACCCATCAGCAGTAGCGACCAGAAATGACCGTGCAGCTGACTCAGACAGTGGTTTTGACAAGATGGCAGTGTCATTCGAGACCTGGAGACGTACTCACGGATTCTCAGAGTCTGATGCACCTAGCCCAACAGAACTTGGACTTCGTATTCTACTTCAAAAGGGTACAATCACTCCAGAACTTTCTGAAGCGATGCTTGCTGCAGTTGCTCCAGAGATTGTTGATGCTGCAAGACAGGCCCAACAGCAATCTAGCGTTGGACCAATGCCAGATCAGCTTCAACAAATGCTTCAAGGCCAACCTGGAGGAGCTCCAGCAGGTGAACCACCTGCCCAACCGGCTCCAGGAGGTCCAGAGGCTCCAGCGGAAGCCCCACTACCGCAGGATCAACAAGCAGAAGGTCTACCGCCTACTCAGTTGGCAGAACCTACAACTGCAGAATCCCAAGTACCTAAACAATAAAGATAAGGAACATAAAAAATGGAAGAGAACTTTCCATACGAGCTAAGTAAAGAAGGACTTGCTAAAAGTCTTGCTGAGCTACTAGCCGACACAGTAACCCTGCATTATCTTGCACATGGATATCACTGGAATGTCAAGGGCCCTGAGTTTTCTCAGTTCCACGACTTCTTTGCTGAGATTTATGAAGATTTTGCAGAATCAGAAGATGCAATGGCAGAAAATATCCGCAAGCTTGGGTATGATGCTCCATTCCTACTACACCACTTCAGCGAACTAACCATTGTTGAGGCTCGTATTGTTGGTGGAGACCCAATCCAGATGTCAGCAGTCCTTTATGAAGGCAATCTAGCTATTCTTAACCGTCTAAATGATGCATTTAACATTGCCAATGCAATCAATGCTCAGGGAATCGCAAACTTTCTTGCAGAGCGTATCGATATGGTTGAAAAGTGGCTATGGCAGCTAGGAACAACTATCGGTGTTGATGCAACTATGATTCAGACCCTTAACATTGATATGGGAAAATCTAAGGCTGAGGTTCCTTTACTAGCAGTTGATAATGATAACAACATTACAATTGCGGAACTTCAGCCTACCCCTGAATCAATCCGTGCATCTCTTACTGCTGCTGGACATCTAGTTCCAGAAGAGCAAGATTTGGCGGAAGCACTAGTTGAAATTGCTGACAAATATGGTAAGTTCAACGAGGATCAAACTGGTATATGGGCTGACTATCATCCCGCATCTGATAACCCACTAGCTGAAATGGGAGTTAAGTGTGGAAACTGTGTTCTATACAGAGGCGGTAAAGAGTGTGCAGTAGTTGCATTTGACGTAGAGTCAGATGCTTACTGCCGTTTTGCTGTTATTCCAGATGGAGTAGTTGATCCAAGTAAGGCACCAGTAACTGCTGCTGCATCTGAACCTTGCCCTCCTGCTACACAGGATATTGCCCTAAACCTAGAGAATAGACAAAAGGCTATCGATACTGCTGCGTACGGTCCACTAAACCCTAAAGACCTCAACTCGGAGTTCTGGCAGGATAAGGCCGATCGTTGGAATGTTGATGTTGCAGAAGCTAAGAAGAGCGTTTGCGGTAACTGTGTATTCTTCATTCGTACTCCAAAGATGCTTGACTGTATCTCAAATGGGCTTGAAGCTGGAGACTCCGGCAAAGAGAATGCTTGGGATGCTATAGATCAGGCAGAGCTTGGCTACTGTGAGGCTTTTGATTTTAAGTGCGCTGCGAGTCGTACTTGCAACGCTTGGGCCGTTGGTGGACCAATTACGGACGATTCTAAGCCATCTGTGACTGCTACTGCAGGATCTAAACCAGCTCCTAAGAAAGACCAAATCAAGGGTTCAGATAAAAATAAAAAAGGCTCTGCTGCTGGCGGACGTAAAGTACAGTTTTCTAAAAAAGTAGAGAGCTCTTTAGAAGAAAAAGTTGCTCAGCACAATAAGAGTGTAACTAGTGCTAGCCGTAAGGTAAGCCTTTCACAACTTAAGGCAGTATACCGTCGCGGTGCTGGTGCATTCTCTAGCTCACACCGCCCAGATCAAAACAGAAACTCTTGGGCCATGGCTCGCGTTAATGCATTCCTACACTTACTTAAATCAGGTAAGCCATCAAACCCTAAGTACACAACTGATAATGACCTACTAACTAAGGGTCACCCTAAGAGCGGTATTCAAGCAGGTGCTGGACTTAATGCTGCTGCACTTGCAGAACGCGATTTATATATCGAACTTAAAGATGAATCTGAATATGCTGACCCAGAAGAAGCCATTTTTGCTTTTGCAGAGTTCTCTGGTTTAGGTTACGAAAGTATTCCAACATTCAGAGCAGCTTGGAAGCGTGGCGTCAACGCATCAGAATCACCATTTGATAGAGCTGCTAGTCTTGCTATAAATCTATATGACAGTGAAGACGCAGATCTTTTACCAAACCCAGAGGAAGACTAGTACATTGAGTAACCTAATTGATCAATTTGACGAAAACTACGATGGCGGAATCGGTCTAAAAGATTCAATCATTGATCTTATTGAAACTAGAAACGTTGATACCCCTGAAGCTCGTAAGGTATCTGATGAGGCTATCTTCTCTGTTGCTGAGCGTGCTCTAGTTGCTAGTGCATCTCTTCCTCTAGATATCCAGCACTTCAATGTTATTCGTGAAGTAACTAACTTTCTAACTCTTGCTTCAGAGGGACCAATCTCTGAATCTGTATCTAAGCACACTGATTTACTTCCAGTACAGCACCCTAGCTCAACTGCTACTAATGAGTTTTCTACTTCAGAACTACGTCAACTACGTGCTGGTTGGGTCTCTGCTGACCCTAGAATTTTGAATGATGATGCTCGTGCTATCGTTGCCGCTGTTTATGGAAGCAACCCAAATAGTTTGGACTACCACTACAACATGATTCGTCTAAACGTACTTGGAGATCAGGTTCCAAGTGACCTACGTATTATGCCTATTCTTGCTTTTGGTGACCCATACGCTGGTAAGAACAGCTTCTGGCACAGAAAAATGCGTGCAGAAGGCCAGCGTCGTGACGATGAGGGCCAGTTTGCTGAGATGGGTGGAGGAGCCCGTATATATATAAAGCAACACATGGGGCAGATTATTTCTGTAGTTGGTAAAATTGCTGGTATTCCAGAAAATGATCCTAAAGGTATTGACATTGAAATCACCGATGTTCCTGGAATCACTCCGGGTATCTATACCGTTCCATCAGATAAGACTCACTTCTTTAAGGCTATCCTTCCAGGCGAGGCAGTAAAGAAGTCTTCTCCTGTTGGTCCTGGACTAAATGTTGATTACATCGATATTGCTGATATGGTTCGTAAGGACCTACCTACAAGCTGGTACCCAACTGAGAGCGGTAGTTCTGTACCTTCACTTAAAGACTTTGTTAAAGCAGATGGATATTACGCTACCGGTGATGGTTACCGCGTATCTAAGTACAATGATCTAAGTGAAGCACTTCAAGGTCGAGTTTCTGAGGCCCGTGATAAGTTTGGTGCAACAGTTTTAAATACTTCCGGTACTGACATTCTTGAAAAGGGTAAGCCAGTATATGAACTTATCTCTACTAAGCGTGGTCAAGAAGAGGTAGTTGGTTTTGCTCAAGACTGGTCTGGCGTACAGCAGTTGACCAAGAATGAAGATAACAACTACCCTGACTCAGAGAATGAGCCAATCCAAGAAACTAGTCAGCCAGAGCCTTCACAGTCTGAGCCAACTGCTCCAGAAGCTCCTGCAGAAGTTGCACCTACATCTGACGTAACTGAAGATGACCCAGAGGATTCTACATCACTTCCTCTATTTGATCCAATGGATACTCTACCTGGTGACTGGAGAGAAACTGACCAGCCTAATACTTTTATTTCTTCAGATGGACGCTATTCAGCTCAGTATGGAGATGTTGCAGTAGGTACTGAACTAACAAGTACATTTGATTTGAATAGTGGCGATAAGTTTGATGGTCAAGCTCCTGTATCTCTTCAAGGTATGAATATCTATGCCAATGGTAGTGGAAACTTTATTGGTACTGCTTTTGATTGGGATAGTGCAAAGAACTATATTCAAAGCTATGAGCATGATGAAGATCTATCTCCAGTAGATAGAATGATTGATCAGAAATATCAAAAAGTTCCAGTTCAAGTTGATGAACTAGACCCTAAGCGTTATGAGCTTCTAGAACCACTAAATGATCAAGTAAAAGCCGAAGTTGAAAAAAATAAGGGCTTTAAGAGATACGTAGATATTTGGGATAAGCCAGTAGGTGTTGCCGGTGTAGATGAGGGTATTGTTGATGCATCTCTAAACCAAGCATTGTGGCACCCGATTAATAACCTTCTACAGCAGAGAGATGTAGATAGTCGTGCTGTCGATATGGTTGATGAAATGCGTGACTATCCTCAAAACTTTACTACTGCTCAGCTAGTAACTATGTACTACAACCTAAAGCAGTACCCAAACTACGAGGGTTCATATAATAGAAAGAATGCTTTTGGCTATGCTCAGGACCGCCAAAAGATGCGTGCGACTCTAAAAGATTTAGCTCAATACAAACTAGATAACGATGAGTATGTAAAAGCACGTCAAGATTTGATTGATAACTATAGACTTATTGGTCACCATGCTCTTCAGAATCTAAGACGAGAACTCAACGAGTACATTAATGATAATGCAGTACGTGAAGGCGAAGAGTACGGAAAAGAAGCTGTTGTCTTTAAAGACAAGATGAAGGTTGCTGCAAAAGATCTTCTAAAGACCGATGCTATTCTTGATACTGATGGAACAATCTTAGAGATTGTTAGTATCGCTGAGGACGAAGATGATCCAGATCTACTTGATGTTTATGTGAAGCGTGGAGATAAGGATGCGTATTACCCGCTAAAGAAAGAGGATACTGTTACTGTATTCCGTGGGTCTGGTGTTCTACCTACTCCAGAAAACCTAAAGCGTGCAGAGGACGTTAAAAAGGGAATAAAGAGAGCTCAGGCTAAACAAGAACCTGTTCTTGATGGTAATGGTGAAGGTAGTGAAGATTCTAGAATCACTGCAGGTAAAAAAGATCCATCAGAGATTAAGTATCCAATCAAAGAATCTTTCCGTAAGCAACTAGAGGTATTTAGAAATACTCATGAGATTGCAGACAAGCTAGTCGCTAATAGACTAGATGAAATTCTAGCTAACCACGAAAACTATGATTATAGGGATGCTTCAAATCTTTTAAAAGAAGCGCAGTCCGGAGCTCAACGACGTGATCCTGGCCAATACACAGCTGACCCAGAGTTGCTTGACCTAATTAAGGTTATGCTTCGTGATAGAGACGTTCCAGCTGAGCAAAAGCAAACAATAGCTAATAATCTACATAAGTTTTCTAAGGCTGAAGCAAAGCAGACAATAGAGTTCCTAAAGACTCTTAGAAAAGCAAAGACTGAAGAAGGTGCTGAGCCTTCAGCTACCGACAATCTTCCAGATATCTCTGCTATTGGTATTGCTGTACAGCATGGCCAAACCGATGTTCGTGAAGAAGACTATGCACCATTTGGTACTGACCTAGTTGGCAATGAAGCTCCTAGCAAGTCTATGATGGCTAAGGTCAAGCAACTTATTGATAACTATGACATTGATCCAGATAATCCTGCCACTCTACAGTTCTTTATGGAGAATCACCGAGCTCTTCCTAAGAGATTCTGGAAAGAACTTATTGAGCACTGGGAAAAGCCAGAATATGCTAAGGATAGACCTACATTCCTAACTAGAGCTATTCCTCTAGCCGAGGGTGGTCCTACAAATAGGCAACTAGCTTCTATTGAAAGAAGCATTATGAAAGGCATTCTGCCTACTAGTTTTGTTGCTTTCATTAATAGTTCATATGATGATAAGCCTAGAGCATGGTTTGCAAAGATTCTAGATGCAATCAAGGATATAGAAAATGTCCACGATGAAGAAACTCTTAACTATGCAATGCGTAACTTGCGTGATCTATCTAACCTAAGAGTTCCACCTGGTTATAAGATTCCAGACTCTTACATGCCTCTAGATGATAATATCGGTTTCGACCTATCTCCAGAAGAAAAGCAAAAGTTCCAAAATAGATTTACAAATGTATTTGAAGAATACATGCGTAAGAAATATGGAAATGACCCATTCTGGACTCCACTATTTGAGAGCATCTTTGAAGATACTCCAGCTAATGCAGATGACACTATTGATAGTACTGCTGAGCAGGCTGCTAAGACTGCAGCTCGCGTAGCTAAACTTAGAGACTCTAGACGTCTTCGTAGACGCATGAGTAGAGTTGCTGGATCTTTGAGTGACATGCTTAACCTATCTGGTAGAGAGTTATCTGCTGATGGTAAGCGTTTTATTCAAAATGCTATATCTGATCTTATCTATCTACGCGGTGCCATGGACGGTCGTCGTAAGAATATCGTTCAAGAGCCAGCAGAACTTAATCGCAGACTAAAACTTATTGCAACTGCACTAGCAAATAAGCCTTCAGCTACAAGCTATGGATCACTAAGAAATCCTAATGAGAAGACTCTTAATAATCTAGAGAATGCTGCCTCGATGATTGCTAACCTAGTTGATACTTATACTGGTGGTAAGAACGAGGATATGTCTGCAATCGATCGAATGATTGATATTTCTGCACCTACTCCTCAAATGAAGAGATTTACTCCTCCAGCATTCCAAGGTCCTGCGCTGAAGCCACTAGAAAATCTCTCAGACTGGCAAGAAGTTAAAGACTTTATTGCTAAACTAGTACTTTACGTATTTGACTTTGAAACTACTGGTATTTTTGATCTAAATGATCCAGATATTAAGAATGACCCTATTCAGCTTGCTATTGCAAAAGCATATAACTTTGCAATCGAGTCACAATATAACTCATACATCAATCCTGACTCAAAACTAAGTCAGTTTACCCTACAGACTATTGGTGATGGAACTGGTAGAAAAGTAACTAGACCATTCCTAGAGGGTCAAAAGAGCAAGCTAGAGGCTATGAAAGACTTCTTAGATATGGTGCCAGAAGGTGCTGTGCTAGTTGGTCACAATGGTCTACTATTCGACATTGAAGTTCTAAATAGAACTCTCCGTGAAGCTGGTCTACCAGAATACAACTTCGGTGGATTCATCGATACCTTTGGTCTATCTAAGCACCTAATGCCTAGATGGTCTCCAGAAAACCCGGATGCTCCATTTAGATTGTCTGACTATCCTAGCCAAGGAAGATATGGTATACAGGCCCCATCAGATAGCCTAGAAGCTTTGGTAACATACTTCGGTCTATCTAACAATGGTCGCCACGAAGCAGATGCTGACGTTGTCTCTACCCTAGAAGTTTTAGAGCGTATTCTTGATTTTGCTATTGCTGGAAGATCAGAAAGAGGAACTAGCTTTGATTTCCATGGAAGTCAAAATGGTTGGTCAGAGCAAGAATATAACGAAGCTCTACAAGACTACAAGCAAAAGAGT